CGGCACGCTGGTTGCAATCTGAAAGATCAGACCCGCAATCAGGAGTTGGCATTAATAGGTTCGTTGCAACATGATCCAAAAGATCCTGTTACACTCGACCTAGAAATGGCTAGTGATACGATGGCTATCGAACTTGTCCGTGAACTCTTACCAAGAGATTGGTTTGAGCTTCTAGATGACTTGAGATCACATCAAGGGTCATTTAAGGGCAAGCAGCTGGTTTGGGAGAAGTTCTCTTCAATGGGGAACGGCTTCACGTTTGAGTTGGAAAGCATGGTTTTCTATGCTCTGGCTCAATCGATTTCTGATCTTAAAGGAACCACTGAGTGGTTCTCAGATACCTTCGGGCCTGCGTATAAATACGCATACGTCTCGGTATTTGGTGACGACATTGTCGTCCCCTCGGAGATCAGTTCAGACCTAGTCCGCGTCCTTCGCTTCTGCGGCTTTAGGGCCAATGAAGAAAAGAGCTACCTTAGCGGTCTCTTTCGAGAGTCGTGTGGTAAGGACTATTTTGCTGGCGTGAATGTGCGACCGTTCAACTTTGAGCGGGAGCTATCCCAGGTGGCCGATTTGGTTCACCTCCATAATGGGTTAAAATGGTTCGGCTCTCAACACATCCAGCTCCCTCTTACGAGGACGCTTGATCTAGTTAGGAGTCTTTTGCCAGATGTTTTAAGACATCACCTGGTTGGACCGCACGCAACGATTGATGATGGCTACGTCTGGGTTTCCCCTGACGAAGTGCATCGATCGAAGCTAGTGCTGTGGGACAGAGATCACCAGAATTGGTTGTTACCCGTTATTAGACAAAAGGCCATAACGCATCGAGGCAAAACCTCTTGGCGTTATGTCCAATTCCTTTACAGTAATACTGAAAGGGAACTTGTCGACATACAGGACAACCTACAGTCTGTCCACTGGGACCGTGTGCACGTAAGTGCAGGCGGATCCAGTGGCGACGTGGTGATTTCCGGCGGTGGCCGTGGAACATTGAGACTCCACGGATGGTAGGGTACCATGGGCGTCCGCTACGCAAGTAGCGGCGCCCGACCTTACTCCTCACACTTGAACAGTGTGATTTAGGGCCTTTATTTTTAGGTACCAGAGGG